CAGCGAGCCGGGTAGGTGCGCGCTTGCCCTCTGACGGGTAGAGTACGCCCATCCCTTCCACGAGGCTCCCGGATGCGCCTGCTCACGATGACCGCCGACTCCCCTCTGATCCGGATCGGGCCCGCTCCTGCCTCTCGGCCCGGGGGCTTCGCCACCGTCCAGCAGAGGGACCGCAAGGTGATGCACCCCGCGTGGACGGAGTTCGGCTCGGCCTTCACGGGGGCCAACTACGCGGTCTCCGGAGACCCGATCCGGCAGCTCACCACGGACCAGCTCTTCCAGGTCTACCGGCGGACCCCGGATGTCCGCTCGGCCGTGGACTCGATCACCCGCCGGGTGGCCACCACGGACTGGGTGGTCCAGCCCGTGGAGGGGGCCTTCAACTCGGAGGACCGGAAGGCCCTGGACGAGGCGATGATCGCCTGCCGCGAGGCCACCCGGTGGTTCCGCGCCCCGATGAAGGGGAAGACGTGGCAGCAGTTCCTGACGATGGTGGTCCAGGACCTCCTGATCTACGACGCCACGGCCTGGGAGAAGGTGAAGGCCGGGAAGAAGCTGGACGAGCTGAACGTGAGCCGAGGGGATGACTGGTGGCCGGTCATCGATCCCCACGGCCTCGGCACCTCCATGGAGCAGCGGGTGAACGGGAAGGCCCAGAGCTTCCCCATGGAGGACGTGGTCTACCTCAACCTCTTCCCGAACACGACCACCCCCCGGGGGATGCCCCTGATCGAGACGGTGGTGAACGAGGTGATCGCCATCCTTCGGGCGGCCGAGCGAGCCATGCTCACCATGGACGCCTCCGAGATCCCGCCGGGCATCCTCTACCTCACCGGCATCGCCGGGAAGGCGGCGGAAGATACCGTCCAGAGCTTCGTGAGCGACAAGGGCCGGGATCACAAGATGCGCGTGCTCCACTTCCCGAACCCGGCGGCGGGCTCGGCCGAGTGGATCAGGCTGGACCACTCCCCGAAGGAGCTGGGGATGATCGAGGTGGTCGAGCAGGTGCGGCGCACGATCTGGCGCATCTTCGGAGTCTTCCCCGTGGAGATGGGGGCCACCGATGGGATGCCCCGGGCCACGGCGGAGGTGCAGATGGACGCCGCCGCCTCCCACCTCCTCACCCCGATCCTGGAGCTTCTCCAGGAGGTGATCACCACCCAGGTCCTCCCCCTCGTGGTGGACGAGAAGTGGCTGGGGCTCGTGGAGTTCTCCTTCGACTACTCCCGGGACCTCACGCCCGCCGAGGAGAAGACCCTGGCCGAGAAGGACAAGGTGCTGGTGGACACCGGCATCCTCTCCAGGAACGAGGTGCGGACCTCGCGGGGCTACGATCCGGTGGACGATGGGGACGTGATCACGGTCTCCGGTACCGCCACCACCCTGGCCCAGATCGTGGACCCGCCCCCGCCACCGCCCCCGCCCACCCCCCCGGGTGCGGAGCCGAAGGATGGGGAGGGGGAGGACCCGAAGAAGGACCCGCCCGATGGGGAGGACCCGGAGGGTGGAGATGCCGCCCCTGGAGAGACCGATGGGAAGGGCGACGGGGCCGCCGATGGGGAAGCCGCGCCTGGAGAGGCCGAGGCCGAGGCGAAGAAGGGGATCACCCGGCTCCCGGCTCACCGTCACGATAGGGCGTGCTTCCACGAGGGCGAGGCCCGTGGCCTCCCCGATCCCGACTCCCTCCCCTCGGACTGGCAACCGGCCGGGCGCTTCCGTGGGAAGCGGGTGGTGGACCTCTCCGAGCTGGGAGGGGTCGTCTCCAGGTACCAGAGCACCGTCCTCCCCCTCTGGGAGGAGGCCATGACCGGCTTCCAGGCCAAGCTCCGGGCGGCCTACGGGGACTCCAAGATCACCCCCCAGGAGTCCGCCGCCCTCGCGGGCGACCTCGCCCACGCCCTCCACCGGCTCTCCACCTCCTGGGACGTGGAGACCGAACCGCTCTACCGGGACGCGGCGAACCTCGGAGACCTCGCCGCCGAGAAGTTCACCGGCGGGAAGGGGAGCACCTCGGCCTCCGAGCGTGGGGACCGCTACGCCTCCCTGGCGATGGCCTACCTCACTGGGACCGACGGGCCCCTGGAGAATGTGAGGCACCGCATCCTGGCCATCCTCGGAGCCGTGAGCCGATCCCGGACGCTGGGGGCTCGCGCGGCCACCACGGTCCCGGATGGGGTGGCGCCTGGGATGGAGCTGGAGGCCCTTCTGGCCGCCACGGCTCACGCCTGGAGCCGGAACGAGCACCGGATCGCCAACTGGGGCGGGAAGCTCGTGGAGCTGGCGAACGAGGCGATGCGGGACGGGATGACCGAGGTGAACCTGGACAAGAAGACCGGGGAGCGTGCGGACTGGATGGTGGAGTGGGTGAACGTGGGAGACGATCACGTCTGCCGCACCTGCACCGACCTCGGCACCCGTGGCTTCGTGGACCTCCGGACCCTCCCCACGATCCCCGGTGGGAACACCGAGTGCGGGGCCCGTGATCGGTGCGTCCTGGTCTACTGGACGAAGGGCGAGGTGGCCGATGGCTCGGCAGCTCTCCTCGGCGGTGGGAACACCGGGAAGCCTCTCTAAGGGGTACCCTCTCCCGGGTTAGCCGGAAGCTGGCTCTGGACGAATACCGGGGCCACGGTCTATAAGCGGGTGGAGGCTCCACCCATGCACGTCCGAACCGCCCCCGGCAAGCAGATCACCCTGGAGGGTGACGAGGCTCTCGTTCTGGACCTGGAGCTGGAGCGCACCGAGCCGGATGGCCGGAAGGTCTACCGGATGAAGGGCGTGGCTCACGCCCAGAGGGGCGTGCTCCCCGGGCTTCCGGCCCAGCTCTTCGCCCCCTTCTCGTTCCGGTCCCTCCCCCCGCCCACCCCGGAGGGGGAAGCTCCCTCCGAGCGGGCGAAGGGCTCGGACGGGGCGGTGGAGGGCATCGCCTCTTCGACCTCGGTGGACTGGTACGGCACGGAGATGGACCGGGACGCCCTCGACGGGATGGCCCTCCAGTTCACCACCGGCGTCTCCCTCACCCCCCGCCACAACGGGTGGTTCGATCCCGTGGAGTGGGACGAGGTGATCGGGATCACGGAGGAGGGGCTGGTCAAGGCCGCCTCCGTGGAGGCTCCCGCCGATGGTGGGGAGCAGGGCTACGTCCTCTCCATCCGGGCCAAGCTCTTCCCCGAAGAGGAGAAGGCGATGGCTCTCCAGCGCCGTCTCTCGGCGGGCCAGCCCATCGGTCTCTCCATCGGTGGATGGTTCACGGACGTTCGGTTCATCAGCAACGAGGAGGGCGAGGTGGAGCGGGTGATCATCCTCTCCGTCAAGCTCGATCACCTCGCGGTCACCCGTGCCCCCGCGAACCCCGACTCCATGGGCTTGAAGCTCATGCGCTCCATGGGCACGGCGGCCGTGAAGGCCCTCCGGGTGGCCTCCACCACCCCGCTCGTGCTGGACGATGCCCGGGCTCACGCCCCGGCGGTCCAGCCGACCGAGCCTCCCGAGACCCGTGCGGCTCCGGTGGCCCCCCCGGCTTCCATCGTGGAGCCCGTGATCACCGAGCCGTCCGCCGAAGAGCGAGCCGTCGAGCCCGCTTCCCCGGTCACGGGTAAGCCGTCCGCGAATGTTGCGCCGCTGGCTTCGCCGGATGATTCTACGACCACGCGGAGCGAAGAAGCTCCCTCCACCCCCACCGAGGAAGACTCCATGACCCCCGAAGCCCTCCGCGCTCTCCTGGCCGAAGCCCTGACCCCGATCACCGCCCGGCTCGACGCCGTGGAAGCGGCTCGCTCCGCCGCCCCGGCTCCCGCCGCCGCGCCGGTCGCGACCCCCGCGCCCGCTCCGGTGGCCGTGGACCGCACCGCTCTCCTGGAGGCCGAGGTCTCCACGCTCCGTGCCCGGGTGGCGGACCTCGCCGGTCGCCCGACCCAGGGCCGTCGGGCCATGGTCCCGGACCACGCCTACCGCACCGGGGACGGCGAGGGCTCGGAGTTCCGCTCCATGGTCCAGCTCGCCCGCACCGAGGGGAAGGCCGTGGCCATCGCCTCGGTCTCCGAACGCCACGCCAAGGCCCTCACCGCCGACCGCTACGACGGGACGATCACCCGCTCCCACCTGGAGTCCTGCCTGCGGGACATGATCCAGGGCGCGATCAGCGACGGGATCATCCGGGACCCCTCCGAAGATGCGGCCTGGGGGTAGCACCCGCTCGCGGGTAGCTCCCCTCTCCACCCCCCCTCCACCACCACCGTTCCGCCCACCTCCGAGGACTTCACGATGAATCCCCACGCCGCCGAATGGCTCGGCAAGTTCGACCCCGAGCGCCGCGCCTACCTGGAGCGGGCCCTGACCGTGAGCAACGTCGGGTCCGTCCTCCTCCAGACCAACATCCGGAAGGTCGTGGAGATGCTCACGCTCCGCGAGTTCGGAGCCCAGGCCGTCCTCGCCCGCAAGCAGGGCTCCGGGGACAAGGCATACGTGAACCGCCGCACGGCGGG